ATGGTAATTATAATATTGAAACAATAGATATTAAAACTATTAGGAGAGAGTATGGTAAAAAGTAAAAGGCAATATGATAAGAAGATAGACCATGGACATGATATGTCATATGAGAACGAGATTAGATATGATAATGTTAATGCTCCTGCACACTATTTACATGGCAGAAAAGAAACTATAGATGTAATAACTGATTGTATGACTAATGATGAGTTTCATGGATATCTAAAAGGTAACATACTAAAATATGTTGCAAGATATAAATTTAAAGGAGAACCATTAGAAGATTTAAAAAAAGCGCAATGGTATTTAAATAGATTAGTTAAGGAGGTAAGCAATGGGTCAAGTTAAACAAGCAATACTAGAAGTAGAAGACTTTGTTTCTGCATGTATTAGAGATGGTAGAACTCTTAATCAAACTATAAGAGATGCTAGAGAATCTAAAGCAGCAAAGTATAATCCATATCTTGAAGATGAAGATATGGTAGAAAATAAATACTATCAATTTAAAGGAGTATGGTAATGGATATAAAAGAGTCGATGATAAAAGCGTTAAGAAAAAAGTATGAAGCAGATATAGAAGAAGCTAAAGCTACTGCTGAAGTATATTTTCAAAGACCTGTAGGTATAGGTGAACACCCTCAGTTTATAGAAGAATTAGATAAGTTAGTATCTAAAATAGCTGAAGCTGATGATAAAATAAAAACAATCAATAGTCATTTTGATGACGACATACCATTTTAATAGGAGGAACAATGGATAATAAAAAAAATGCAGAACCTAAAAAATACCTTGTAACATCTGAATTACTTATGGATCTTATGAGATATCTAATGACAAGACCATATGGTGAAGTTCATACTGTGATGAATAAACTAGCAAGCCTTACACCTTATACAGGAGAAAGTAATGAAGGAAAAAAATAATTTAGATAAGTTCACTGG